ATGCCGTATATCGCCAACACTTCGAAAGAGCCTTGGACATCTGACTTCGCAAAGCCCATCAGCGCCCAAGCGCACCGACCGAAATGGCACCCTTTACCGAATCAACTGTCCGTTATGCAGCGATTGGTCCGTGACTTGTTCGTGGAATACGGCAAGCCGGAGGACGACTTCGAGGTGGTGGAGTAGCCGCGTGCATTTGGGTGCGTCTGCAACGGGCGCACCCTTCCCATGGGTTTATGCTCGTCTTTCCCCACCACATCGTTGAGCGCGATGAGCAAAGAGACATGCTACGGTTTGCCATTCCAGCGCCGAGCAACGTGCAGAGCGGCGTATAACCTAGAGGACAATCACAATGGCTATTTTCCCAAGCAACGGCACCAAGATTTTCCTCAGCACAGCGGGGCAAAATTCCGAGCCTGCCGATGCAGCGGCCTATGGTGCGCTTTCATACACCGAGATCAAGGAAACCGAGTCCATCGATACATTTGGCGACACATCCAACAAGATTACTTTCGCCAGCCTTGCCGACGCGCGAACACACCGTGTCAAAGGCACCCGCGATGCAGGGGTTCTGGATTTGGTGTTGGGCCTGGACTACGCGGATGCAGGTCAAAACGCCCTGCGCACTGCGGAAGGCACTGAACATAATTATGCTTTCAAGGTGGTATTCGACGATGCCCCGCCAGCCGGAACGCCAAGTGAGCGGTACTTCATCGCCCAGGTCGGCAGTGCAGCAGAGCAAGTGGACAGCGCCGACAGTGTTTTGAAGTTGAACAGCCAGCTTTGGATCAACTCGGCAGTTACAGCGGTATCGGCTGCGTAAAATGGCAATCCTGAGCCTGTCACAACTGAAAGAGCATTTGGCGTTCACCCATTATATCGGTGGCGAAGACGATGCTGTGTTGACCCGGCTGATTGACGCCGCTCAGAACCATGCCGAACAGCTGATGGGCTGCAAGATCGAGGAACAGTTCGGGGGTGTGGACCAAGACCCAATACCCCCGGCACTTGTTTAGGCTGTCACCCTTCTGGCCGCGTTCTGGTACGATTATCGGTCTGCAGCAGAGGAAGGCGTGAAAGCCATTCCTTTCGGCGTGACGGAGATCGTCAACGAATATCGGGAGTTTACCTTCTGATGAAAGATGGCGGTTTGAAAAGTTTCCAGCAACGCATGAAGGCGATCCCGCGAGAGTCGGTCAAGGCGATTGAACCTGCTTTGCTCAAATCGGCTTATGAAATGCAGGACATGATGGAAGACCTTGTTCCCGAAGATACAGGGGATTTGAAAGGCAGCATCACTGTCACCGGACCAGGACGGTCTACGCCTGCCTATTCTCAGCCGGGAGGCAGTCATACCGTGCCTTCCAATGGGGTTGCTGTAACCGCTGGAAATACAGACGTGCGCTATGCCCATATTGTTGAGTACGGATCCACAAGGACTGATGCGAAGCCGTTTTTCTGGCCCTCGTATCGCTTGCTAAAGAAGCGCAGCGCCAATCGGATCAAGAACGCCATTTCAAAGGCAATCAGGGAGGCTCGTAAATGAGTTTGGACCTAGCAACGCAAAAGGCAATCAGAGCGCGACTAGTGGCAACACAGGCTGTCACTAATCTTGTGCCTGCGCTTAACATTCTGGACCGCAATCAGCGCTCTGCGCCTAGCCCCAGCATCATTCTTGAGGAGTCTCAGGTGGTCGATGAGGGTTCTTCCCTGCAGCGAAAACACAGCCGGGTGTTCCACACGTTTCATATCTGGAAACGCGAACCTTCCTTGGACGGTGTGAAACGGATTTGTGGGGCTGTCCGCAACGCCTTGAATTGGGGGCGAATTAATCTGGACTCCGGCTATCAGGCTGCAGACATCAAGGTTTCTTCCATGCGGTTCATTCGGGTCGGCGACGGCGAGATTTCGCACGGGATCGTCACTGTGGAACTTTTGGTCAATGAGGTGGCGTGATGAAAGCAGGCAAACCGGTTCGCGTCATTCCGGTGAAAAGAACCACAGAGACAATCAACGAATTTGGAACGCCAACGCTGGATTGGCGGATCACTAACGGCTTAGGGCCGAGGTGATCCAGCAGACCGCGTCTGAATTCATCAACGCTCATCTGAGCGCGGTGCTGACGCAATCAGCGATATCTTTACTGGCCTTGCGACCGAAGCAACAACTGCACGGCAGGCATTGGCCGATCTCTTGGCGCAAATGGCGCAGGTTCAATTCCAGAAGTTTGCCCTGGGCTTGAGCAACAGCACCGGGGCAGGTGCGTTTCTCGGCAATCTGTTGAGCCTTTCCGGTGGCGGCTATACCGGCGACAGTGGAAAGTACGAACCCGCAGGGATTGTGCTCCGCGGGGAATACGTTGTCCAAGCTGCGCAGGTTCGGAAACCCGGAGTTAGGCCATTGCTGGAAGCGATCAACCGAGGTGCGCCAGGATATGCAACGGGCGGGTATTTGTCACGGCCAGCGGAACCACCGGCCAGCGCAGAGGCTTCGCCGCTTACTGACCGCCTCAATCTCGTTCTTGTGGATGATAGAGACCCGCGCGGGATGTTCGACACGCCCGAAGAAACAATGGCCTTGCGGATAAAGCTATCGGAACTGGGGGTCGTGTGACATGAGCGCCCAAGACCGTTTCAAGCGTTAGATGGTTGTTGCCATGCACGATCACCTCAAGACAGGCAAACCCGCGCGCATACCGGAGGCAGGGCGAGTACTATGGCAGACCTTTGTTATTCTCAGCCGGTCCCGTTCCTATGGGGGTAGGGCAGTTATTCGACTTGGCCGTCGAACTGGAGTGGATGGAGTCCAATCCTGTCAGAGCCACAAAACCATTTGATGTGGAAAGCAATGGAATTAATACGTGGTCCGAAACTGAGATAGCAAAGTTCTTCGATCACGATCAGGCTGGCCAGATCGCGCATACAGCCGCAACTCTGATGCTCTACACCGGTGTTGCTCTTGTAGATGCCATAAAGCTGGGCCGTTTTGGCACTAAGCAGACCGAAGGCGGGGAAAGGCTGGTCTATCGCCGCCAAAAGACCCGAAAGAAGAATGGGCAATTGGTCAGCATTCCGGTTCACCCTGACCTGCGGGAAGTTATAGACCGGCTGCCAGATTCAGGAACATTCCTGCAAACCAGGTTTGGCAAACAACGCAGCCCGGATGGTCTGGGTAACGACATGAGCAAATGGTGTAATCGGGCTGGGGTGCCTGCTTGCTCCGCGCATGGGCTTAGAAAAGCCTGTGCAAGGCGTCTGGCTGAGGCCGGTGCGTCTGCCCCCGAGATCCAAGCGATCACCGGCCACAAGACCCTTTCCGAAGTTCAGCGGTACATTGCAGAAGCAAACCGCGAAGTAATGGCTGACTCTGGAATGGCTAAGCTGATCGCGCGGCCAAATGGGGAACAAACCTTGGCGAACCTAATCGATACGTTTGCCAAAAATTACGGCAACCAACTGAAAATAAATGATAAATATATGACTTTGGCGATCCCGGAAGGACTCGAACCCTCAACCTGCTGATTAGAAGTCAGCACAATATATATCCCACTCCATTCCACTCAGTGCCGATACACCTTGTTTTACAGTTGATTGCACCCTTCATGCGGGTTACGATGTGTCAGTCTGTAGCAACCAATTTGTAGAGTAATGGTAGGTAAACTAAGCCCAACACTCGTTAAGTCCGCAGCGCCGGGAACCTATGGTGATGGCGGTGGACTATGGCTGCGTGTGTCCAAAACAGGACGCCGCACTTGGTTCTTTCAGTACGCTATGGGCAAGCAGCGCAAAGCGCATACCTTCGCTGAGTTTCCTGCAATCAGCCTGCGTGAAGCCAGGCAGCGGGTCATTAAACTACGCGCCGATCTACGCGATGGCATTGATCCCAACGTCAAGACACCAACCGGACAGACTGTGGCAACAGCGGTAGAGCTGCACATCGAAGAACACTGCAACCAGCTCAAGTCTGGACGCAATCCCGCCCGTGTCCTGCGTAACGAGCTGTCCGCAAAGTTCGGCAGCATGCAGATTACAGATGTCACAGCAGCACATGTCCGTTCTGTACTGGCACGTATCGAAGACCGTGGCGCAAGCGTCGAAGCACAACGCGCCTACGCATACATGAGCAAGTTCTTCATCTGGTGCATGCGCAAGAAGGGCTGGATTGTCGCCAACCCAATGGACCTGATCGAAAAACCCACTGTCACTGCCCGTACAAGAGATCGGGTTCTGACTGACGCCGAGGTTGCATCCCTCTGGACTTCAATGGGCAACACCCCCGGCGATGCCATCATTCAAATGCTGCTGCTCACCGGAGCCAGACGCGGCGAGATTGCCAATCTCAAGTGGGATGATGTGGACCTTGATCACAAGCTGGTCACGTTTGTCGATACGAAAAACGGCACTGATCGCACTATCCCTCTTTCCCCTTCTGCCTTCGCTATTCTAAACGCTCAGCCCGTCGCTGGTGACTTCATATTCAGTACGATGGGTACACGTCCATACTCTGGCTTTAGTCAGCTTCTGACGCGCGTACAGCGGGACAGTGACACCAGCGATTGGCGCATCCATGACCTGCGCAGAACATGCGGTACAGGGCTGCAAAGGCTCGGCGTAGATCGCGACACAATCAAAGCCACACTCGGCCACAAGCAAGCCGATGTGACCGCAATCTATTTGCGGCACGACTACCTGCCAGAAATCCGAGAAGCACTGACCATGTGGGATGCCCACATTCAGGCGCTACTCACACCAGACGCCAAGCTCAGGGCATAGCGGGAGCGCCGAACGCAGGCGGCTCTCCTGCGTTACTGTCGTGGTCAGTGTGATAACCCACGCCGCATAACGCCAGCGGGAATGGAAGGCTTTCACTCTACAATGTGGAGGGCTTTCCTATGCCCCGTGAATTCGTACCCATCGCGAAGATGGTCAGTGAAAGCGGTTTGTCCCGCTCAACTATCTACCGCTACAGCCGCAATCAAACCTATAACTTCCCACCACTGGTCAAGATGCACGAACGATGCTCAGGACTGTGGCGCGAAGATTGGGATAGGTGGCTTGCATCCCGTCCAACCGTACACACGGAGGACGCAGCATGATCACCGACGAAACACGCGATGTCATTGCGGCCAACTGCTTTGCCATCGCTGAATATCTGCTCGGGCCGCCAGCCATAGCATACACAAAGCAGGGACAACTGCGCTGGGGCAACAAAGGGAGCCTGTCCGTCGAAGACAGAGGCACCTTCATGGACTTCGAAACCCGTGAACACGGCGACATGATCAAGCTCTGGTCGATTGTTCGTAACGTATCCATTGGCGATGCAATCCGTGAGATCACAGACTGGCTCGGCTCTGGCACATTGCCTGTACGAAAAGAAGGTTGGGTGCGGCGATCCTCTAAGCCTAAGGGTGTTATCTGGCCCGAACACCTACACTCCGCTTGGACCAATGGACGTGACCTCAACATGCGCGACCTGTGGCGATGGGAACAACGCGGACTGCCCGTCACACTGGATAAAGACGGCCGAGTTGCCATGAACATCTTTCCCAATGAGATGCGCTGGTTTCCATTCACCCGCTATCTCAAGCAGTGGGGATGCATCGGAACCATCGCGTGGAAATACGATGGCGGATACATGCGCAGCTCAGCCCATCGGTTCTGGAACAAAAGCCAGGATCGCAAGTATGTCGCCGGGGCATGCGCAGCCAGGACAGCTCTGCACCTGGCTTCAGATCGAACCAGGTCAGGCGTTGCCCTGGTTGGCGAAGGTGTTGAGAACTCAATCGCTGCTTCTGTCTACCTGGCTGAGCATATCAACCATCCCTTTTCCGTATGGGCAGGAGGTACCGCAACCATGATGGAAGACTTCTGTCATGCGGAATGTGATCGCCTCTACGTCGCACACGATTGGGGCAAAGCAGGCGAAGCAGCCAGTGATGCAGTGGCCGAACGATACAGCGGGTACGGCACGGAGGTGGTTGTGATGTCACCACCTCCAAACCGAGACTGGAACGACGCTCTGGTAGCCAACTGGACGCCAACAAAAGGACAGGCAACATGGAAAGAAACCTAAACCCTGTCCAGAGTATCGACGGGATCGACAGCAACAGCAACCAAGTCGGGGAAATTAGCCCCCGGTTTGGTATCAGCGAAAAGCTGTTCGTTGCTGACGAAAAGGGCGCAATCAGGTTCAACACTGCCAACGCTATGGTCTTGATGCAGAACCACAGGGATTGGGAGGATGTCGTTGCATACAACGAATTTGCATACGAATACGTCCTGACCAAAGAAATCCCCGGAACCAAAGCAAAGGAGGACAACCTGCCGCGCAGGATTAGGGATGAAGACCTGACCGACGCAGTTGCGTGGTTCAACTGGAATGGATTTCCAACAGCATCGAAAACCGTAGTCGGAGATGTCCTGCTTGCACACGCTCGACTGTCAGTCATCAGCCCGGTTCGCCACTACATGGATGACCTCGAATGGGATGGTGTGCAGAGGCTGTCGTTGTGGTTGCCAACAGTGTTTGGCGCTGAGGACAACAACTACACCCGCGCCGTAGGCAGGGGTATGCTGATCTCCGCTGTGGCACGCACCTACAGTCCCGGTTGTCAGGTAGACACAATGGTTGTGTTCGAAGGCGACCAAGGCGAAGGCAAGTCCAAAACCATGCGTACCCTATGCGCTGGCCCCGATTGGTTCGGCGATGGTCTTCCAAGTATTTCGGCCAACCCGAAGGATGCCAGCGTGTATCTGAAAGGTAAGCTCATCGTTGAGATGGCCGAACTGGATGCAATGAAGAAGTCCGATGTGGAGCGGACAAAAAGCTTCATTTCACGACGAGAAGAAGAGTACCGACCACCATATGGCAAAGGTACGGTTCGTGAACCACGACGCAGCATATTCGTCGGTACTACCAACGAAGACGCATACCTGCGAGACACAACCGGAAATCGAAGGTTCTGGCCCGTCAAAACAGAGTGGGCCGATCATGGGTACGTTGAAGCAAACAGAGACCAGCTATGGGCTGAGGCTGTGGTTGCGTATCGGAATGATGAGCCTTGGTGGTTTACAGGCGAAGTCGAACGACAGGCGAAAACACAGCAGGCCAAGCGACTGGTGACAGACCCTTGGCAAGAAGTCGTTGAGGTTTGGCTTGCTGGGCGATCAGAAGTATCGCCAGCTCAAATATACCGCGAAGCACTCGGTATTCTTGATAGCAGGCTCAGCTCAACAGACGCCCGTCGCATCGCCAGCATTTTGAGGCTGCTCGGGTACAAAAACACCGGTCAATTCTCAACCGGTGAGTACAAAGGCTACACCCGATACCAACGATAAAGCAGGGGGCGTTTTACGCCCTCAGCACACATACCGAGTAGAGATGGTAGAGATAAATCCCTACCTTTTTTTGAGATACCATAAATACACCCCATCCCTTATTTATCAACGGGTTACAACAAAGGAAGAAAAGCATAAGAGTAATCTCTACTATCTCTACCCTCATCTCTACCGCCCTTCTAAGCAGTGCCAGAGATCATCTAGATTTATCAAGAAACTAGGTTTTTAGCGGCGGTGGAGAGTTCCACGTAAGGTACCGCCAGAGGGGTCCAAATACCCCCCCCGGTACCTTCTATACAGAACATCAAGGCATAACTGGCACTTACTATTCGGTTATTTTTGAGAATAGTTTCTCATTTCATTGCTTTTACAGAAGGCAATTCTTATGATTTTCTCATGGATAAGCTGCCTCTTTTGAAAGACGAGCGCCATGAAAAGGCGGTCATGTTGTTCTTCTGTGATGTGCCTGCGAAGGAGATTGCGAAGAAGCTGGGTGTGAGTTTGGCGACTGTGTATCGCTGGTTGTCGTTACCGGAGGTCAAGCAAACGCATGCTGATCTTGTACGGGCACAGATGCAGGGTGCCTTGCCTGAGCTGGTACAGAGTGCTGTTGAACAGGCGCGCAATCCGCGCACTGGATTGATGGCGAAGGTTAAGTTGATCGACGTTCTGATGAACGGGTCTGGCGTTGCTGAGCCGCCACCGGATCAAGGGTATCGCCCCTCTATCAGCATCAACCTCAATACGGATGGTGAGCGTGATCCAAGCGGCATGGTGTATATCGACAGCAGCACGACGCACATCCCTGATTGGGGGAGCGAAGAGAGTGAGCTGGAACGCCTGCGCCGTGAGAATGAACAGTTGAAGCAGAGAATGCCCGACCCAGAACCACCGGAGGCCGCGTAATGCATCCGTGGAACAGGGAAGTGGGCAAACCTGTTGTGGCTGGTAAGCAGTCGGATCGTTCGTTTAACGAGCAATTGATCCACGACATGCGGATCAAGACTATGCAGCAAGGCGCATCCTCTGGCCCTGACCCTAAGCCAGTGTCACCCCGATTGGAGCGAACCCAACGCTTCGATCCGTCTCCCCCGCCCAATCACGTTGCCCGCGATGCTGAGGACCGTGTTGGCTGTCGAGCTACAAACACAAGACAGTCTGCGGCGGGGGAAGACCGGAAAAAGATCGTCAACGCCAAACGGCACACCAAAAAACTGAAGCTGAAAGGAGGGGAGTGATGCGCAAGCAGCCTCCTAAGCGTCCTCCAAAGAATGTGTCCATTCTGAGTGATCGCATCTTCTCACCAAAGCGCGGACAGGTGATCGAACCGCAGATTGAGACCAAACCACAACCAGGGCCGCATGTTCCACTGCGCAGCCCAGATACGCGAGGACTGAAAAGTGAGTGAAGGACCGAAGTTTACCGATCTGGTTGCGTCCGGCGACAGTGAAGCCCTGTTCATTCAGGATGTAATGCAGTCGTCCGATTACACCGCCATGAACGGCAACGAAAACACGGCCCATGCTCGTGAAGTTGTGTCGTCCTATTTCCGTCGCAAGTTCGGAACCGGACCAGCGCCGGGATCACGTCAGAAGAATACGGTCGGCAGAGGAGGGCTGAACAAGTGAGCAGCGAATATCAGAAGCTGGTTGCCGTGCGTGACAAGGCTGTCAAAGAAGTGGCCGATACAGAATTGGCGATTGTCGAGATTGAGGCGAAGCTGAAAGCCGCAGAGGAAGGGTCAAAGGTCACAAGCCTTGATCTGAAGGACGTTGATGGGGCCGCTCAGCGCCGCGCTGAGGAGCTTTCCAAGATCGTTGTACTGCGTGACATGCTGGACAAGGCAAAGGAGGCCCACGCAGCCGCTCAGCAAGCCGCACGTGATGCGTATGCTGCCACCTGTGAGCACGAGTACCGTGTTGCGCAGGAGGATGTGCTTTCTATCCTGTCCGACTTGTCGAAGATGGCCCTCGAATACCACGAACTGTTGGCTGATGCCGCGCGGCTCTATTGGGCGCGCTTGGATCGACAGCCCGTCGCACACGCTCAGTCACCCTTTGATCAGGCGCTGAATGATCTCTTCGATCTCGCGCTCAAGGGCGAAGGCTACAAGGGCAGCACATCTTACCGGGACGTAAACACGGCTGAGAAGATCGTCCAATTTTATGACGGCAAGATAGGTGGCCAGTACGGATTGAAAATTCACACGCATCTCGAAACCAATAACCTGTGGCACCAGCAACCGCGTGACAGCGCGGCCTATCAGGGTGGATTGGCGCGGTACATGGACCAGAAGAAGAAGCGCGGTAAAAAATCCGCCGCCTGATGATCGTTCTTCGTACTGGCAAAGTGCCAGAGACCCTCAAGAAGCCTGTACAAAAGGCAAAGCGCACCTGCCTGATGTGCAGCAAGGTCTTCACGTCACAGCACGTAGGACATCGGCGCTGTGATCGCTGCAATAAGCACTTTCGTACCTACGGCGAACCCCGAGATGTCCTGTTCTGGTCCTCATGATGGAGATGACAATGAAACTTGCCGGATCACCCATGAAGATCGAACAGGCCGAAGTCTTCAAAGACCTTGCCTTTACAAAAGATGAGATCGCTCTGGTCAAACGATACCGCGCTATGGATCGCGACGAAAAAGCAGTCGTGACGAAAGAGAACCCAAACGGCTTTGCAGTCATGGAAAGCCTTTCCGTCAAAGCCCGAGTGTACGAACAGGGCGTCAACGCCATGCTGTCCCGCACAAAGGTCAGCCGCGATGTCGAAACACTCAACACATTTGCCGCCAGTATTCGGGATGAAATCAAGCTGAGACAACGGGTTCTTAAAATCCTGAAGCACGATGCCGCAAAGCTGAATAAAACGGTTACTTGGTAAACAATACGATTCCCTATTTCTGCCAAATAAGCGTTGAACAACCCTCAACACTTGGTAGATTTAGTATATGAGACCTCACAACCTTCGAGGCGGACGACCACGTGGAAGTACTGGTCACCGCTATAAAGACGCAACCTGTGCCGTATGCGGAATGCTCATTCCCAAAGATATGCCCATTCCCGTCCGTACCCTCAGACTGCCACCTTCACACCCGGAATACGTTGACACCGGAGCATGGTGCCACCGCATCACAACATGCAGCCACACATGCGCCGAACGCGCCAGATACCGCGCCCAAAACGGGTACCCAATTGCTGATACAGAAAGACAATGCCAACACTGTCAGGCCGTCTTCGTACCAGCACGCGCCACAGCGCAATTCTGCTCACCCAAATGCCGATCCGCCGCACACTACAAAAAGAGGACAACATGACCCATTGGGAACCCACAACGCCCCCATTCGGTGAATGGCCGCCCAACTGCTATGGCGAAGACCCGCCGCCATACGACCCAACCGCAACCCTTTACCTGTGGGAACACTGGCGCACGGATATCCCTGAGCCAGCGCCAGAAACACCAGAACCAGTACCTGTCAGCGAGTTGGTGTGCGGCGTCTTCATGATTGGGCTAATCGCCTACCTCATGTTTTTCTCTGGCACTGCGGATGGATCAAAAGGAACTCAGGAACAATGGGCCGACGCCTACGACGGGCACCGAATGGCCGGGAGACGATAA